GTGTTTACTTTCACGGCAGGAACTGGCAAGGATTCGAACCTTACATGAACAATCGCAATCTCTTATCTATGTTCACATACTCAGCGTAATGGGCTTCATCGTATGTACGTCTACCCCTTTCCGTCACAGTTCCGATGGGTGCGGCAGGATTCGAACCTGCATCTGCGGCTTAACTGGCAAGTGTGCGCACACTCTGGTCTGTACACAACCACGCTGTTCTACCATTGAACTACGCCCTTTATTGAACTATATTAATTATACTATCGTATAATTTATATGTCAATTAGTTTTTACCCTTCTGTTTCAAGAATAACATAGTCTTTTATCTTATAATCTTCTAAAGAATCAACTGCTTCACGAAGTAAAAATGATTCGTATGCCGCACTATTATAGTTAGGATATGCATACCACATATAATCAGAAGCATTAGGCTCTGTATGTTCCTCACCGAATTCGTCTTTTTGGGACTTGTTCTCACCAAATTTTAATTGGTGTTCTAATTTAGCAATATAAATTTGAGGGGAAAGTTTTCGGCTAAACCCATCAAACCACGAATCTACTTTACCCGATAGTGATAGTTCATATGCTTCTACTTCTCCAATCAAAAAATATCCTCTTTCAATATAATCATCTTTTGGAAGCTCAGAAACAGGAAGATATTTTACATCAAATTTTTTTTCATTATTCCAATCAGTATATTCAAATTCTTTTCTTAACTCATCTGAAATTTCTTCCTCTTTTATTGGATAAAAAGATTCATATAAATCTGAAGCAAAAGACCTAGATTTAGTAAAAACTGATGCCTTTTTACCATCAGCAGTATATGGTCCCCACGGATAAATCTTTCCATCCTTTTTATATCCGATATAATAATTATAATAATAACTCATAATTTATACCTCATTTTACTTGGTACTCCCCAAGCCACCATCTATGAAATATTTTAAGGGTTGGAAAATGTTTTTGATAGTAAACATTACCTTTTTCAATTTCAGACTCCCAATGATTCTTTGCTTCTTCCCAAGTCCAATAACTCTTGTGGTCACGTATATCCCAACTATCAGAAACCTTTTTATATGCTCCACCATTAGGGACATCTTCTGCATTACGTACTTTTTTATTTGCAAATTTCTTTTTTTCTTGCGTAGACTTTGCATGACTATCAGTGGCTACTGGACTCTTACGATAACTTCTGCTCATAGTAATTCCTCCATATTATTTTTCCTAGTTACAAAAACGGAGAGAGAGGGATTTGAACCCCCGTATCCTTTCAGATAAACGATTTTCAAGACCGCCGCATTCGACCAACTCTGCCATCTCTCCTAATTGTCCCATGATATATGCGAGACTAATCATCATTTCAAATAGTTCTATCCATATACCGCGTCTCCTCGCAAGGGACTGTGCGAAGCTCTCTTTAGCGGATTAGCTTGCTCCTGCTGACTAGACATCACCCTTTCATGCTTTGCCATACTTAGCCGTCAGCTTTGGTACTACCATGAATGAGGATTTGCACCTCATATGAGCAATATTCCTGCAAGCGTCCACCGCTATACAGCCTAACCACTAATTGCTCTTATGATATAAGCGTCTACCTATTTCGCCATCATGGTACATGCGTCTGATGGGGCTTGAACCCACGACTCCTTGATTAAAAGTCAAGTGCTCTACCAACTGAGCTACAGACGCAAGTGCTGAATAATCAGCACTAATAATTAATTGTTTACAGACTTTTCAATTACATATCCACATTTAACCATTAAGTCCATAAAATCTTCTACTATATGTTCTCCACATCTTCCGTGTATATGACTAAAATCAATACCGTAATCATTTAAAATGGTACTTAAACAACCCCAAGGGGTTAAAGTATAGTGAGCCTCATCGTCTTCTTCATAATCAGTAAGGTCTGTTTCATCATTAAAACAAGTATTCATAATATATTCCTTTAAAATTTAATCGAAGAATTGTAACAGTCTGGAATTGTTGAAGCCATTATTGTTGAAGCCGTTATTGTTGAAGTCGATGGTTTATCTGTACAGAAGAAGATGCCCTCATGCTCTCCAAAGATATTCTTTGCTAAATCTTGATAAAGGGTGGAACACTGTCCATAATAATCGCCAAGACTATCAGTATAATATTGCACCACTTCATTTTTAAAAACGACATAAGTTAATGGAGAAGAGAAAACTTCGTTAATCGTTTTAATGAAAGACACTGCTAAATTATTGGTTAGCACTAACTCAAACAACTGACGGTCATTCATTTTATCTGTTGCTTTAAAATTGAAATATTCTTCATTAGAAGGAATTACCTCAATAGCAATTGTCACCACACCAAAAACCTTTTCAGCAGGGAGAAGGATAGAAAGTGCATCAGCTTTAACAGAATTACTAACAAACAATTTAATTTTATCTGTATCACTGCTATCATCCCATACTACATTTACTTCTAAATCTTCTTTAAAGAAAGCAACCATCTCATGATAATAAGTCATCCAAGGCGACAATAAGTTTAATCTTGCCATAGTTATCTCCTTTATTTAAAAAATTAATTTTCTTATCTTAGTATTAAATTCTTCTTTAGGATTGTAGGCTTTATGAACATCAAAAGTTTTATTCGTAGGTGTCCAAAGACTATAATATGGACACTCATCTTTATACTGCTTTGCAGTAGGATTGGTTACTGAAAAGCTACACCAGTGGCACAGCGGACTGGGACTAGGTTTCCATTCATGCGCTTCTGCGTTCTTATCCATCTTTGCCAGTATATTATCTAATTTTTTTTCAAGTCTTCCTTCAAATCCTTTAGTCATTGCTTCTTGTTTCTTATCAAGAAGAACGAATCTATAAATGTATTCTACAGGAAGCCTTCCAAACATCTGATAAATAGCAAGCGCATAAATTCCAAATTGTAAAGATGTTGTAAGCTTGCTTCTATCATAAATCTTCTTACTTGTTTTATAGTCTATAACACGATAATCGCCATTCTGATTAATATCTACTCTATCGATAAAACCATTAAAAATGACTTTATTTTTATAGACAAATTTAAAGGGTAATTCGAAGTACACTGGCTTCCATCCGTCATCGGAATTCATCTCTTTTTCCAATACCTTTTTGAAAATTTCGACCTTGTGGTCATAATCCAGACCGCTTTCTTTGTCTACCGTGTACCAATCTTCAAAATATTTTTTCTTCAGAGCATTAACTCCGAGCAACGTCTCTCTGGTCTTCTCAGTAATCTCATCAAACCCATTAAAAAGAATGTCATTAAGATATTCATAATCAACAGGGTCATTGTTCTGAATAGCTAGACCTTTGCACTCAAGAGCTTTATGGCAGATACTTCCAAGTTCAAGAGCGAGTGTGGTTTCAAACGCCCTCTTGCCTTCATTATATGTTTTATTATATCTATAATTACAATTACAGAAGACATCCATACCACTATAAGACAGCTTCAGAGAAGGCTCTTTTTCTTTTACTGCACTTACAGCATCCTTAAAATAATCATTGATTGTTACTACCATTAACTTCCTCTACTTCCTTTGATGTAATTAATATTTTATCTTTCATTAATTCCATCAACACTTCTTTACCACAATCTGTCGGAGATGCTTTATAAGGTATTCTGTACCCTTTATCCAATACAAGATAAACTCTACAATATGGTACCAACGGAGCCACTTTTTTTATCAATTTATTATAATAAGCTGTGGCTTCAAAAGATTCTGGGTCTTCATACTCTCTATCAAACGCTACGATAACTTCTTCAACGCACATGATGCGAAGAAGTATTTGCATTTGTGTAGTACTGATATTTGACCCACAAACAGAAACGGCAAACGAGTCTTCACCAAAATATGAATAACATTGTAAAGCAGATTTTTCCCCTTCACAAAGAAGTACTTTTCTACATTCTTTAACTTTGTCTTTTACTACATTTAATCCGTAGAGATTCAGACCGAGAGGATGATTTAAAAATTTCCCATTAATGGTTAACGGAACATATTTACCAAACCTTCTCACATCTGCATCGTCTAGATATCTGCCACGAATTCCTAATAAATTTCCATCTAAATCCCTATGTGGAATTGTAATCTGGTTAGTTAAACCATAATATCCTATCTCAAATCTATTTAAAGCTTCTCTGCTGATATGTTCATCAAGCCATCCTTGATAAGGAGTATAGTCAAATATTTCTAGGATATTTTCATTAATGTCCTGTGCTGTGGGGATATTTCTATTCTTATTTTGAACACTTCTAATTTTATTAATCCATCCAAAATCATCAATTATTTTCTTCTGCTGTGCTACTTTTTCGGGAGAAGAAGTAATGATTTTACCAGTAATCTGAGCAATCGCATATAATGCTTTGTGCCACGGAATAGTTATGCCCCGTTGTCTTTTTGCTCTAATATATAACTCAACTAAATCATAAGTATCAGAACAAGTATAACAATGGAATAAGGGTACCTTCCTATTAGGATATTTATTTTTATCTGGATGAGGATAATAAACTAATTTATATGGCGAATCGCCACCATGACACAAACAAGTGCTAAAACAAAGCGAATCATTTGTTCCCTCTTTATAATCACCGTTTCCGAGACTCTCACAAACTTTAATTATATCTTCTTTAGTAAGAGAATTTAAAATTGCATTTTTATCTAAGTACAATCTCTTCACCCCTCTTACCAGTCAAAATTCCTTTTAGTTACTACTTCATCATCATCATCAACATCCTCTGTATCATCATTATTCATGATGTTTTTGTGAGGGTCATCCGATAATTTGGATTCAACAACTTTCGCATCTACACTATGGTCTTTGATTACCTTATCCATTACTTTGATATCGGTAAAATCCATAGATATAACCTCGTCTAAATCAAAATTCATAACAAAACAGTCTTTGATTCTCATAGTACCAAGGTCAATATGCGAAGCAACAACAACTCTTGTATATTCTCCTCGTCTGCATTTATACACCCACTGAAGCATGTTGATTTCTGGAATACCGAACATATTTTTGGTTAAAGCTTCAATTTTATTTTTTTCCGCTCTGTTTGGTTCAGAAATAATTAATGCTACATCTGTTTTCTGTGGTATGCTTTTTGACCCTTGAATAATTGATGAGTCTTTATATCTTGCATCTTTAGCTTCATTAGAAAGCTGTGTCCCAGTTAAAATACAAATCTCTAATCTTTCCGCAAGTGCCTTTAGTCTAGTTACAAATACAATCAGAATTTGATATTCCTGCATCCTAACTGCGGTCTTATTCTTCATTTCGGTCATCAATCTAAGACTGGTTTGAAGATAATCAAAAATAAATATTTCTACCTTATACTGGAGCACATATCTTTTAGCAATATTTTCAATGTCTGTAATGTTATAATCATCACAGTATACAAGATATAGAGGACACTCTTTAATATATCTAGCCGCCTGTTTAACTCTATCGTATTCCCCTTTTGAATACTCACCTTTAATAATATGCGATTCATTTACACCAGATACACAAGCAAGACAAATTGTCTGAAATTCTTGAAGACTACCCTCCGTACCAAGAAACAGTGTTGGAACGCAATTGCCAGTGTAAACAAAATCCTTTTCTTTAAAGTCATAATAGTATGGACAAGAGAACTTCAGTGCATCCATAAGAAAGTTTCTTGTCTTACCTACACCTGTAGATGCAGACCTCAGAATCAGTCTTCCTGCCATTGCTCCACGACTGATTGTGTTCAGTGCAGGAGAGGCGAATGGATATCCAAAATCTGGAGACTCAAGAAGGGAATCAATTAAATCTTCAAGTCCGTCACCCGCTTGAATATTCTCTGAGATGGTGTTTGCGCAGTAATTTGTCTTGGCATCAATAACCAACTTAGATTCAACTCGCTCAACAATTTCCATCTCAGAATAATTGTCAAATTTGATATTCTCTTTTTCCAGTTCTTTGTCAGAAAGTGTTGGATTATAAATGAACTTTGTGTCGAGACCATTCTTTTCATAGTACCTAAGCAATGCGTACTTTCTCAGTCTGTGATAATAATAATCATAATTTTCCAGACTGGCTAATTCTTTAGCATTTACCAAATATTCAAGACCATTATTTTCTTGAAAAATTTTATATTGGTCCTTGTACTCGCTCAAATAAGAATCAACAGAGAATTCATCAATCTTCTGACAACCGCTCATGACCAAATTATAGATGGCTACATAGAGTAATTCATAAAACGGCTCTGTATTAAAATCTGTTCTATCTAAAGGCTTATCTATATCATCAACCAAAGAAGAGTCAAGCATCAGACAACCAAGTGTATTGAGATATGCTCTTTTATCCGTTAGATTACTATACATTTTTATTTCCTATATGCTTTCCTCTGTTACCCTTATATCTTATCACCGATTAATATAGATGTCAATTAATAGAATCTATATCTAATAATTTATTCTTCTTTATTTTGGGGGCAATATAAACAATTTTCTTTTCATACATTCCTGTCATATTGATGTTCTTCTTTTTAATTCGTTCAATATCTTCATAGTATTTTGTAGCATCTTTATAATAGTAAGGAATCAAACCAATTACATCGCCCTTTAAATCTTTTTCAAGAATTTCGTTAAGATAAACCAGAGTCTGATACATTTGTCCATAAGTAAATCCATACATATCCATCTGCTTTTTTGTCACGGCATAAATCTTAGAAGATACCTCATCTCCAATCAAAGTCTTAAGATATGTATAGTATTTCTTTTTCTGCTCATACTCTTCCTCAGACACCGCATCTTGCAGTTTCTCAATTTTAGGAGTAACAACCTTTTCTTTTTTTTGTTTCTTCTCTTTAGATTGAACTGCCTCACTTAAAGCATCTTGCTTATTCATTGTGATTGCTTTAATTCCAATATTAAAGCAATCTTTATGAACGTACCTATCCTTGTAGGGCATCATATCATTCGGGTCTAATATAGATTTGCCACATATTAGACACTTTTTTGGTCTACCCATTATTTATCTCCATTGAGAATTTTCTTTTGCATACTCTTCCAAATAATGAATCATCTTGTCTTCTTCTGGAAAGAAACAATCAACTCCCTTTTCAGTCATTAGCCATCCAAAAAAATTAGACATAAGTTGACCAAATCTCCAGTCGGGGAAGAAATTGGCGTGTACCTTTTGCATTCTATTATAAAAATCATTCAGTCTTCTTGGATTTCTCATCTAAAATCTGTCTTCCTTTCTCGCAATAAAACTGATTGTCAACGGTTCCAATGAATGGGTTTTTGGTAAGCGGACATCCTTCACAAGCAGGATGGGCTTTACATTCTTCATACATCTGTTGGAAATGTGCGTCTGGCTGTCCACCATTAAAAAATTGAAATTGCATAATATTTCCTATTCTAAATATAAAGGCACTTTATGTTTATATTTAATTACATTACATAAAGTGCCTTTAATAATTCTTATTTATTCATCAAGTAAATCTTTGAGGTCACTTAAAATCACCTCTACCGCTTCTTGTTGCTTAGGAGTAGCATTAGAAACCAATGCTCCTTTCCCAAGAACAGCCTCAACAACTTCAGTGAGCTTTTCCTTGTTCCCGTATTTTTCAACGACTCGCTGACCAACTTCTTGTAATTCATCCATTAATTCATCAAAGTTGCGCTTTTCGTTTTCAAACATTGCGTCACGTTCTTCTCTACTAATTGACTTTACACCCTCTGCCTTTTCCTGTCTGTCAATTGCAGTATAATAAGCTTTAATAACATTATCTGCTGTGAAATCTTCAATTACTGAATCAAAATATTCATTTCTAGTACGAGCAAACCATTGAGGGGTATCCGCAAGCATCAGAGAAGAATGAATAGGTCTACCTGTTTCAGAATCTACTCCGTTCCCCTTAACATAACCAATAATTTCACTATGGTTAATGATAATAGGAAGCATTCTTTTTGCGTCACCAACAGGGAAGCATTTACCATTTTCATCTTCAGCAGTATGAAGAATAAAAACTACACAGAAGCCAGAACCAATCACTTTAAGAAGTTCAGATTCCCATTCTGTGGCAAGGTCTTTCCAAAGACCATAGCCGCCGTTACCTTCTTTAATCTTGTTAACGCCCTCTGTATTCGCTACATACT